AGTGTTGATATACAACACACCAGCTGTTGAATTAACGTATAAAGAACCCGTGCCAGCAAAGTTATCGCCAGTAGTACCATTAACTGGAGCACCTGCATCAACCATAACTACAACGTCATCTTCCATACGGATATTAGCTTTGGTGTAAGGAATAACGCCAGAAGGGCCGCCAGCATCAGCTACAGGGTCTTGCATCTTCAGATCAATACCATATTCAAAGCCAGAACCAGCTGTAGTTTGAGCCATTGCAACACCAAAAGCGCAACGAGCGGTAGTTACACCAGAATCGCCATCCATAAATGCCATAACAGCAGCATCGCCTGACAGGGTATTGGTATTAATCGTACCCATTACACCAGCCATTAAGCCAAAGTTAGCATATGTACCAATAACTGCAAACTCACCTACTGCACCAGCCATGTGGTTAAAAGTAGTAGAAGGAGCTACAGCAAAAGGAGTGCCACACTGGACACGTCCAAATACAGAAAAAGCCTCACCAGGAGTTAGATAATCACTAGAACCAAAACCTGTAGTTGGCATTACACGAGAATAGAAGCCAGAAGCTGCTGTTCCCTCATCGACCGAAATTACGGTTCCTGAATTAATAGTGGTAGGAGTTAAGGGTTGTTGTGCGCTTGCGTCTCCGCCTTGATAACCAGCCCGCACTGGGCCTGAAAAAGTAGTTCTTGCCATTTTAAATTGTCCTTCATACAAAGTTCAGCTTATCAATCGTGTATGCGTCTGCTGGGGCAGTTTGATAAGCGATTTACCCAGATGTTTAAATCTTACTACAAACAAATAAAAAAGGGGAGTTTTTAGCCCCCCTTTTCTTTACTACATTACGCTCCTGGCGAACCAAACATTCCTAGTGGATCCGAGAATCCGAAGGAATAACGCTCACGAGACTTGTAACGTACGTTACCGGTGTCAAAGTCACCGTCCATGCTGTTTTGCAATGGGGTACGAACAAAGTGCTTCATGCCGTTTGGAACATCAGTGCACAAGAACCAAGCATTTGGGTCGGTCAGATAGTTATTAACTGTATAACCTTCTGGGATCGAACCATTGTTCTTTAACGCATTGATGTCGTTATCCGCTGTACCAACACGAAGTTCGGTTTCTAGCAAACGAGTTGCCACGAACTGTAGTGCGGGTGGAACGATTAACTTACGTGGCTTAGCAGCGATCAACAGACCACGTTCATCTGTCCAAGCAGCGATCTGAATAACAGCGGCTTCCAAGGAAGTTTCGTTAAGATCAGCTGGAACAGCAGGCTCGTTTGAGTTAGTTCCGCCAGAGACTAGTGGGTGGTCAGTAGCAAATAAAGCTACGCCATCACCGCCTGGAAAACTAGCGCTAAAGCCATTGTTTAACACAGAAGCAGCACGAACTTGCTTGGTATACGCCATGGAACGAGCTAACGCCTTGGTATAACGAGCTGATAGGCTGTCATACAAGTTATCTTCAATAGCTTCTTCAGTTAAGCTGAAGCCTTGAGCGATCGTTACGTGGGTATAGCGAGCTGTGAAAGCCTCTTGTGCGTTGTCATAAGCAATTGGACTGCCTTCGTTTTTAACGGCGGCGGCACTAAAGCCAGACAACTTGGTTTCTTCTTCGAACGAACGTTCAGAGGTCTCTGTTTCATAGATCTCTTTATGTTGTTCACCATAAGTCGCATACTCCAAACCGAACAAAGCGTTCAAGCCTGGGAGGAGCTCTTTAAGTAGTTGGGCACGAGAAATAGCCATTTTTAAGCTCCTTAAGCGGCGTAATCAATACCCGTTGTACGGAGTATTTGTGGGTTGTTTAACTTCACTACTACTTCAGTGAAGGCCGTTGCGTTAGTCGCAGTTTCAGGTACAACAGAAACAACTCGAACTGGCAGAGTTGCTGCGTTGCCTTCGTTGTTAGTAGGAACAAGAACGCCTGTGCCAGAGTTACCAGTAGTTGTATTACCAGTACCTAGGTCAATTGCCATGTTAATACCTACAACGCTTTGATTAACAGTAGTTACAACGCTGTTTGCAAATACAACAGCTACTTTAAAAGCAGCCATAGGATCATCAACAACATAAGCCACAGCCGAAGTAGCAGCAGCATTACCTGGGTAATATTGCGCTTGAACGGTTTGACCTTGACTATTTACATACTGAACACCAACAAATACACCATAAGTGTAGTTAGCAGGGGTAGTTGTAGAGTCGTTTGTAACACCAGATTTTTCAATAGTTCCACCATCGACTACAGCCACAATATCCCCGTTAAAAATCGCAGTGTTATAAGTACTTGCGATTGGTAATTGACGGGTTGCACCAGCGTAGGGTTTACCATCTACGCTGTTGATTGCGACTAGTCCATATGGAGCTGAAACGCTTGGATAAGCCATTTTTATACTCCTAAATTAAAATTAACCTTTACCAAAGCTCGTCGTGGATTTTCGCTCATTAAAGAGTGGCATCCGTGGGTCACTTTGGCGCATAAGAGTGTTGTCTACAGCCACCATTTGAGCTTCTGCTTGGTCAGAGTAATGTTTATTACGCTGCGCAACAAACTCTTCAGGGGTTTTGCAAAGCAACAACCCGCCAATCTCAATGTTGTCCTTAAAGCGACTATTGGGATCGACTAGCATTTGAAACTTCGGTTGTTCTTCAATCCGTACTGGTTCCCAACCTTCTCTAAGTTTTGCTGAAAGATTGCGGGGGTCCGATTGATTCAAAGAAGAAACACGAATCCATCTATATTTATACCCAGCCTGTTTGTCGGGCTCAGGGAGTAATTCAGGTGGAGCCCAATGCGTGGGGCGCTCTACCTCAACTCGGGTATCTAATTCACGGGTCAGTCTGTTTTCAGCCATTTGAAGCCTCCAATTTTTGTTGTTCACGGGCGTACACTTCGGGGGTCAGGCCAAATTTCTTAATAATGGCCATCTGTGACTGCTTTAACCGTACCTGTTTGGAGGACGTTGAGCGGGTCGCCGGAGCTACAACCGTACTAGGCTTTGCTTTGGGCGCCGTTTGGGGCTCCTGATCTGACTCAGCCTGACTACCTTCTTCCATCGTATCAAAATACTCTGGAAATTTTTTACGCATTGTTTTGTCAATGTGTTTGAAGTATTGGTCACTACCTACGACTTTTGGGCCATACTCATCAACCAATTCTTCATGTACCCCTACAGCAAAATTGGACATGGCTTTTTTGGAACCGTACCAAGGATTTTCATCCAGCCAAGATTGAGTTTTAGGATCAACCCTGGGTTGTTGCTGCGATTGGGGTATTTGTACATCATTTTCTTCGCTTTGTAAAGCACTAGGTTTAAATTGTTTTGCCTGCTGTGCTTTATATGTTGCTTCAGAAAGAGCGGTTTGTGACTCAACGATGCGATCTGAATCGCCGGACTCAAGCGCTTCTTTGTACTCCCGCTTAGCCATGGCTAATGTAGTATCGGCAGCGTTTTGTACAGTCTCAATATAAGTTTTCTCACCCGCACTGTATTGTGCTTTGAGTTGTTTATTCTCATTATTAAGCCTATCTAAAGCTTCAAAAGCCGCTTGACGCTCACGCAAAGCAGCCTCTTTCTCACGGCGCTCGTCATTCCAGACCTTCTTATATTGCTTAATCCGCTCTTTTTGAGCCTTGGGATCTAGGTCTTCTGCGTCTTCATCAGCATTTTCTAGCTTCTGAACAACCTCTTTAGGCATCGGCTTTTGGTTCCGGTCCTCTGGAGGGGTGTCATCTTCAATGATGATTTCTACGTCCTCTGCCGTAGCTTCTAAGGGTTTACCCTTATCTTCTTGCTCATCGGGGAACTTAAATTCTTCTTTTTCAAACTCAGCCATGATTTAGCTCCTATATAAATTTACGGGATATGCCACGAGGATCCTGAACAACGGCTTCAACTGAGTCGTCATTAATAATCCTAAACTCCCGTCCATGTATTACTAGGCGGGTGCCAGCATTCGGTCTAACTAATACAAAGTCACCTTCTCTGCACCAGGGTCCGCTTGGGAAGCGAGTCGTGTCTTTGTAGCAGTCCGGTCCAAGATGTACTACAAATAAGACCGTAGTTAGAATCTCATCTTTTTTAAGTAGATCGTCCGGTTTAACTAATTCAGAGCCTTCAAATGTCTGTTCTACTTCAGGGATTGCACATAATATGCGATAGCCAGAGGGTATCGGAAGCTGGCGAGCTTTCTCTTCAACCTTCTTAGCAAAGTCTACTGCACCCACAATTTGTGGATTACCGGGGTTTGTACCGATAAGGATTTCACTCATCAGAGTTCTCCATTTTTTGTTTCAGGTCTAATATTTCCTGCCGTGCAATGAGCAGACCGTGTATCTCACCACACATTCTTTGGTAATCAGAAAAGTCCTTTGCTTGTCCAGACGCAATCCAATCCCGTTTAGCTATTACTTCTTTATCTAGGTTTTGTACTAGAACATCTGCGGCGTCCATTACTCTCCTTTGCGTTGTTGTTGCATCTGAGCCTTGGATTTGGCCAAGTCAATGCCTAATTTAGCGCCCATCTCCGTCTCTTTTGACTGACGGTTCTTGGCATCCTCATTTACTTTAATTTGCGCATTCATACCAGCGATCTTCTCTTGGGACTCTATGCGGTCACGCTCAATCTGAAGCTGATCGGCTTTAGCAGCGGCATCAGTAGCCAACTTCTTACTCTTAAGCTCCAACTCACCTTGTTTAAGCTGCAACTCTTGTTGTTGCATCTGGATGATTGGATCTTGCTGAGCTTGTTGTGCTTGCTGCGCCCGTACCTCGTTAGTGTCTCGCTGTAATAGCGCTTGCGAAGCTCTAGCCGCCATCTGAGATATGCGAACCTCAAGTTCTTGTGGCATAGCTTTTGCGTCGTCATCTTGCTCATCTGGATGGAACGGCAACTCCATACCCATCTCCATTTCCATTTGCTTGCGATACTCATAAGCAACGTGCTCATTGACGTGCGCCATCATTGCAGCTTGCATAGCCTGCGCTTGTGGGTTCTGGCCCACTAACTGCATGATTTTTGGATCTTGCATAGCAGCCATATGCACACCGATGTGCGCTTGATGGTCTTGGTAATAAAACGCCTTGACTGGTTTCATCATCAAGATGTTCTGATTCTCGGTGATGGGGTCCTCGGGTTTCTGATCTTCTGGTAACTTAACTAACTGTTGAGCATTCTTAATACCCAACACATCTAACATCTGACGATGTAGTTTTGGCAAGTTATATATCTGTGGTGCGCCTTGAGCTAGCTGTAGTACCGCTTGGTATTGCGTAATCTTCTGCGCCATTGTTGCGGCGTTTGGATCAGATACTGGAATGACGTCAATGTTGTCGTAGTCAGACTTTTTCGCTCTTGGCGTGCCTTCTACTGGCTCATAGGTATAAGTATCTGGAGTGTAATCACGAATGATGTCACGAAGTAACTTGAGCTCCTCTTTAAATGAGTAGTGGATGCGGGCTTGTACAGCGGACATTACCTTTAATGTACGCTCCAGAATTGCTAGAGTTGTGCCAACCGGTGCTTGCGCACTCATATCAGATATTTGCAAGTCAGCTGCGTTAGCAAAACGTCGGCCTTCTTCAATAATCTTGTCCATCAAACCAGCAAGAACCATACTCGGCTCTTTATATGGCAGTGGCATCACATTGTCACGCATCGTACCGCTAGGTACATCCACGTCACGGAACTCTCCGGGTGCTATCGGTGTGTCATCACCTTTGATTCGCAATCCACGGGTTTTAAATCCACCAGGCAGATTTGCCAACGATCCAGCGTCAACAAGTTGGCGGAGGATACTAGTACCTGATTTAGCAAACGCCCCGATGAGGTGAATAAGACCAAAGCAATAGAAACCAAAACCGGGAATATAACCATAATGCACAAAATGCGAACGCTTTTTCTTATGTTCATCTTCTGGCCTCCAATTACGACGAATAGCAAGAA